CAACTGCCCTCGGTGGTGGTGGTTAAATCCTTGGACGCTGATCGGGATTACGAGGTCAACCAGCAGCAATCCCAAACGATGGCGGCTAGTCGCTCGGTGAATGTGAAAGAAATCACTTTGCCAGAAGTCTTTACCCCCGACGAAACCGCAGGTATAGCCGAGATCATCTGGACAAGAAGTTGGCTTGAAAGAACGTCTTTCCAGTTCTCTCTGCCTCAAACTTATCGGGCGCTAGAAGCCACTGACGTGGTGACCCTCCCAATGCCGGACGCCACTTATTCACTTTATCTGGTCAGTGTCAATTACACGCAGGATAACCGGGTAGAGTGTACGGCGGTGCTGGATGACTCTGCGATTTACACCACTAATGCCACTGGTAGTGCTGGGACAGCTAGTTCCACGACAATTCCTTATGACGGCCCGTCTGTGATGCATTTGCTGGATATTCCGGCGATCACTGACACCTATAATGATGTGGGTTTCCCGGCTGCTTTGGCTGGCTACTCTACAACATGGCCAGGTGGGGTTATCGCTGAGTCAAATAACGGCGGGCAATCCTACCAACCAATCCAGGGTTATCCTGGCGCTGTTGTGTCTGGCATTGTGCCTGATGCGCTTCCCACAGCAGACCCCTACGTTACAGATACAACCAACACCCTGACGGTACAGCTATACAGTCCCTCGATGTCTATTTCGTCGATCACTAAGGCGGAAATGATGACGGGCAAGAATTGGGCGGCATACGGTGTGGCAGGTCGGTGGGAGATTATTAGGTTCGCAGATGTCACGGTGAATGCTGACGACACGATCTCACTCACGACAATGATCCGGGGCTGTAAGGGCACAGAGCAATACATGTCCGAACACGATGACGAAGATATTTTTGTGTTCCTGTCAGATGATGACATGGCTTTTATTGAGCGGGCCAGCACACAGATAGGCGTGTCTCTGCTTTACAAAGGCGTTACGTCAGGCGCTGATATAGATAATGTATCTGCCACCACATTCAGCTATACCGGCGTCAACCTGAAACCCTGGAGCGCAGTCTATCCAGAGGTCACAGATTCCGGTGATATAGTTATAACATGGAAAAGACGGTCTCGGCTTGAATCATCCTACTGGACAACCGGAGTACAGATTCCGTTGGGTGAAGATACAGAATCCTATGAAATCGACATCCTGGCAGGCTCGACGGTGCTCAGAACGCTAACGTCCACCAGCCAAACCGTTACTTACACATCGGCACAGCAGACGACAGACAGTAACGCGGCTGACAGTGCGATTATCTATCAAATATCTGCCACAGTAGGCCGTGGCTACGGAACAGAGGTTGCAATTTAATGGCTACACCACTTTTAAATATCACTGAACTGGCATCCGGTCAGGTTGATCAGTATATAACGGCAAATGAGGCGTTTCGTCTTTTGGAGGCGGCTATGGCTGGAAGGCTGACAGTAGACTTGTCATCTGATGCCAACTATACGCTGGTCACAACTGCAGGCAGTGAGGAATGGCGCGACAAGTTCCTCACCATTACAGATAGTGGTACGGCTTTGACCACAGGCAGGGATATAGTGTTTCCTGATGAAGATGGGCCAGAGTATATCTTTACCAATGACACAGCACAGACATTAACCTGCAAGCTATCTGGGCAGACGGGTGTTGCTGTTTCCGCTGGGGCAACTGTTAGGCTGTTTAACGATGGCACCGATATGGTTACAGGGCCGTAATCTGATCAAGTGCGCGAATATTACGCGAACACCCCTTTAACCTGTTGTTTTTATTATAAAAATGGTGCCCAGGAGAGGACAAACAGGGGGTTTTCGCAAATAAACGCAAATCGTGGCAAATCGCCGCAAATCCACGCACCGCAAGGGCTTGAGCCTGTTTTGTCGCCTTGTCTTTTTCCTAAATCGTCGCATATCCGCGCAAATCTTTGTATGCTAGTGCGCGAAAAGTGCGCGGATTTACGATGGCTAGTATCAGAAAAGACGGGAAGCGGTGGCGGGCAGAAGTTCGCAAGGCGGGGCAATACCGATCAAGATCGTTCCCGACAAAGATGCAAGCTAAATCTTGGGCCGATGATCTTGAGTCGAGCATATCAAAAGGGATGCGGCAATCCGATTACACCCTGTCAGATGCCATTGATAAATTCCTGAAAGACATATCCCCCAGCAGGAAAGGGTACAAGCGGGAGCGCAAGTTTCTGGAGGCGTTTCAACGGCAGGAAATCACGTTACAGACGTTTCAGGGCATTACCGCTGTCAACGTAAAGGAGTGGAGGGATTCGCGCTTAAAAGAGGTTTCTGCCGCCACTGTTAACAGAGAGATGAACGTCCTTTCCTCTGTGTTCCAGGCTGCTATCGAGTGGGACTGGACGACCGACAATGTGGTGCGTGGTGTTAAACGTCCGCAGAATCCCAAGCCGAGATTCAGAAGGCCGACCGACGACGAGATAGAGCGCATACAGTTAGCCTTGGGTTTTGATGGTGACGTAACCACCAAACAGCATGAAGTGGCTGTAGCGTTTCTGCTGGCTATTGAAACCGCCATGAGGTTGGGCGAGATATGCCAAATCAGGGCAAAGCACATTCATCTTGATCAGCAGTATGTCCATCTGCCAGAAACAAAGAATGGCACCAGTAGGGACGTGCCATTATCCAAAAAGGCGGTTGAGTTATTGGAGCTGTTACCAGGTGGCTTCACTGTTGGAATGGAATCGGCCTCTGTGCTGTTCAGGAAGGCATGTAAGCGGGCTGAGATTGAAGGGCTGCACTTTCACGACTCTCGGCGCGAGGCATTAACACGATTATCAAAGAAGGTCGGCGTTATGGAACTGGCAAAGATCAGCGGGCATAAAGACTTGAAAACCCTGCTGGCTGTTTACTATGCCCCGACTGCTACCGATCTGGCTGCTCTGCTGGATTAAACATCCCTTTTCCGCATAGCCCACTTTTTCACTTCCTCTGGCACCCACCTACGCCCGAACCCCTCCGGCTTTATCGCCTTGGGGAAATCCGGCTTGCAAACCACGCGCCTGTAAACTGATGTAGAGCTTGCGCGGAAATACTCTCCGATGTCGTCGATTGTCCACAGTCTATCGTTCATTTCACCTCCTATAACACCTCGATAAGTCGGACGTAGCCGCTTATCTCTTTGTTAAATTGCTGCAAACTCGGATACAGTTGTATTTTCGTAAGAATTACCTTCAGTTGTTATCCATTGAAAATGGCCATCTTCATCTTTTTCCCAATAAGCAACTGCTTTACGCCAGTTAGTCTTTATTACATAGTGGGTGTGGCGTTTTGGCTTAGTAGTGCCATTATTTATAATCCAGTTAATCGTTTGTTTTGCCATCAGAGGCCTCCTCAATTTAACAAAGCAGTCAAGCGGACTGCGTTCGCGCTGCTCTCTTGCTCGCTTACCGCGAGGTTAGTGTTCGCTCTTGCACTTCGCAATCTGCTGAACCTTTGCCCGGCAAGCCATGCTCCGCATTGCAGAAACATGGTTAGCAAGTGCAACATCGCAGTCAGGGCAAACCACAATCCCATCACTGCCATTCACGTATATTGGCAAGTGCTTCAATTCTTCGTGCTGCCAGCGTTCGCTTTGGCATATCCCGCAAACACTAACAACCCGGTCAACTGGACTCATTACGCTTCGCTTCATTCGCCTGTTACCTCCGGGTTATGCGCTATAAACATTGCAGTCCCACGCCGTAAGGTACTCGACAGGATCACCTGTTTGATAAGTGATAATCCCGTCAGCGTCGATCCCAACAAACTTTCCGAGTGTTTCTATGCCATTCATATATACACATACTGGGTCGCCCCTGCGGAATTTCGCATAACAATCCGGTGAACGAGACGACTCCAGCCAAACACGGTGCATCTTCTGCATTGTTTCGGCTGTCTCCATAGGGTTATACATGCCCCTTTCTTTCAGCCATTCCACGAATTCAACCTGCCGCTCAATTATCAAATCAAGGTTTTCCAGTTCTTCATCTGTCATCGCTCGTTACCTCCGGGTTAAAAAGGAATATCATCATCGAAACCATCCACCACAGGCTCATTTGCCTGCCGTTCTTCCTGTTGCTGCTTTGATCCAGACTGACCGCCTGCCGGTCGAGCGTCTAGCATCTGCATTTCATTCGCCACAATCTCGGTGCTGTATTTGTCCTGTCCACTCTGATCCTGCCACTTGCGGGTTCTGAGTGATCCTTCGATATACACCTTACTGCCTTTCGTTAGATACTCGCCCGCTATCTCTGCCAGACGCTTGAAAAATACTATCTTGTGCCACTCGGTACGCTCTTGGGGTTGTCCGGTCTGCTTGTCTTTCCAGGTTTCACTGGTGGCCAGAGTCAGATTGGTCACAGCCTCACCACTGGGCATGTATTTTGTCTCAGGGTCTTTTCCGAGATTGCCGATCAGAATTACTTTGTTGATGCCTCTTGCCATTGGTCTTTTCCTTATGCTGCTTTTTTGATTTGGTCGAGATTGTGTTTCTGTTCAGGAGTGAGCCGGTTAAACAGGTATGCTTTGATGGGCTTTTCATAGTCCACAAACTCCGCCAAACCCATTTCGTCCCCGTTATCAATACAAGCAATAAACTCTTGCGCCAAAGATTCAAGCTGCTCATTGGCAGCATGTTCCATTGCTGACACTCGGCGCTTGCATTCCATTTTTTTATCAACAAATGATCCGTTCAACGATGAATACACTTCATCCCCAACGGTCTTGCGAAATACCCACATTGCCAGTGCATCTTCGGCCTCAAAAATATCGCCAAACTCCGCTTTCTGCTCTTTGGTATATCCCCGGCGGACTTCGTCTAAATCTGATTGCGGTAAATCTTCTCCGGCGTATATGTAATTCCCCAGCCCAAACATGGCTATTGCTTTGGTTAAGCAGCGCATCCTGGTGTCATTCAGCTTTCTGGCGTCAGGGTGTTTTAATGCCTCGCCTTTGTTGCCCATCACTGGCAACCACATAGAGCGCGTTACAGACTTCTCGCCATCGGTAATGGTTACGTCTACCCAAACCTCACAACTACCGTCAGGACGGTCTACTGGCTCCCTGAATGCGTATGAGGACTCAGGGTAATAGTCCATCAGTGTTGACCACGCCCACGTCCACGATAGGTACGTCAGATTGCCCTTTTTCTCGGTATGCTCTGACACGTTTAACTGGGATAGTGTTTTCCAAACTTCTGCTGCAAAACTCATTGCATTGCCCTCCTGTATTTCTCTGCTTCAATCTGCTCTACCTCATACTGAGCGGCATAGCCTCGGGCATACGCTTCGGAATTTCCGGCCTGATGCGGCAGACCTTTGTCGGCGTCTCGATGGCCCTTTAGAAAGTCGTCGATAAACAACTCAGTGTTCATTTCTGATCCTCCGTTTCACGGATCGCCATATACTCAGCAGGTTTATTTGCTTTATTGAGTATGTCTTTTGCGTAATCTTTCAGGCTCACCAGGTCAGGGTGGGACTCTTCCATCGGGACGCGGCTTTCTGAATCTATACGCTCTATTTCTTGCACCAACAATTCAGTGGCTTTATACAGTTCAGTTTTCATATCACACCCCTAAACGAACTTGACCAGATCAATATGGGCGGTCGCCATTTGTTCGCTGTCCATTTGCACCGCTGAAGCGATCCATCCCAGCCACAGGAGGTTTTTATCTCTGTCTGAGTATTCGGTGGACATACTCGGCAGGAAATCGAACTCATACCATTCTTCAAATTTGTCGCGCTGTGTCATAAATCACCTCAACCCTTTCAGCCCATCGTTATAGGCCGCTTGAGCTGCCCAATGGTTTGGGCGGTGCTCCTCGCAAGTGGCTTGTGCCAGCTCAAGATACCGTTTTGCTATGGCCCTGTTCTCCGGTGTGACGGCTGTTGCCATCACGCGTCCGGCTTTCTTCATTGCTATGATTCCCTTGTTCATACCCAATCCCTCCAGTTGTCGTCCACCCATTCGTCAATCGACTTTTTGAAATACTGCTCTGCCTGTACCCGCAAGATTCTGCCCAGCTCGGCGTCATCTTTCGTGATGATCAGGACAGCCAACTGACGCGCAAGGTTGTCGTCAAAGTCATTTATGCGCTTTCTCAGGGCTACTCTTTCATGCTCTGTCTTTCCAAGGAAGCAATCATTAAATGGGTATTTGATGCCGTTAAAGCTGAGCGCTTCTGAAATGTTGTCAGGATCAGATAGCAGCGTTTCAAAGCGGTGCTGCCTCATTGCCTCATGCGCTGGCGTACCCTCAAACGCTTTCCAGTTGATTTCGGCCTTTGCCTGCGACTCCAAGTATTGGTTCAGTGCAACTACGTTTCCATCTGGCATGTTCATATCTCTCTCCATACTTTTGATCTGGTATGGGAGTGACTATACAACCGAAAGTTGCATGATGCAACAACTAAAAGTTGCCAGATTTAAAAAAAGACGAAAAAAAAGCCCCGAATGGGGCTGGAGGCGTGGGGTTTAGATTACTCTGACCAGTAGTCCAGTATGTCGTCGTTTCCGAAAAACAGGTACTTCCCAGCGCCTGCCCCGTATGATCCAGCGCCCCAGTAGTTATATTCCCACCAGTCGCCCTCAGACGTGCTTCTGGTGCCATAACAGGCCCTGCATGGTCTGCCCCATGCCGCCATGACTTCATCCTTTGTCATGCCCTTTTTAATCTGTTTGTTGGCTATGGCGCTTCGGACATCTGGGGTCAGCTCCCTTGATAGCACGGCGTCTCGATGCTGCTTATCAGCAATCGCCCCGCACCCTGGCAGAACCGCCAGCACACACAATAACATGACAATTTTTCGCATAATTATCCCCTTTTTACTAGGCTTAAAATTCGCGGCCTTTTCTGCCTTGACCGATGTGTTCGCATACATTAAATTGCTTTAGACGATGGAGTTATGTTGATGAATAATAAAAAAAATCCTTTGGGTGAATTGACTTATGAAGAATTGGTAATGGTTCACAAGTTTCTTGACTGGTTCAACGAAGGAGGCGGCGCAGCGATACTATCAGCTCCTCCAACTCCTCCGTATCTGCCCCGTCGAGTCGCTCTTCTGCTAATTTCAAAAGTGCAGCGGCTCTTGGGTCGCGATCTACCTCTAGGCTCATTGGGCCGTCCCCGTACTCCAGCCATTCTGACCGACAAGACAGACGTTTAGATAAATCCATAATGTGTGGCTTCCTGGGTATCGACATGCCGGTGAGCCACTTTCTAACCCCTTCCCGACCCACCCCCGTCCATTTTCGCAAAATAGCGATTCTGTCCTCTTCTGCATAACCCTTTACAGCCATAGCCGCCTGTAGTCGCTGGCTGAAAGAAACCCTCTCCGTTTCGCTACTCATAATTTTGCGTCTCTTGAAAATCGTTTCACTGATAAATCATCATGGCATTACTTTTAGCAACTATCAGTTGTTGACACAGGCAACCAAAAGTTGCAATAATGCCCCCTATGAGCAAATCAACCCTAAAACAAGCAATTTCTGAGGCTGGCGGAATCAAGGCCGTTTCCCTTGCAACCGGCAAGTCATACGAGGCTGTTCGCAAGTGGACAAAGAACGGACTGCCCCGGACGGAATGGACAGGTGAAACACAGTATTCAGTTGTCATTGCCAGTCTCCAGAATCAATACACCGTTGATGATTTGCTTGGCTCCACAAGAGCCGCCTGATGTTTTTATTTTAGCTAATAGCTAGAAGCAACCAGAAGCAAGCAGAGGCAACGAATATGCAGACCGAGCTTAGATTGATCGGTTGTATCAAGTCACAGAGGCGCGATCTACCTGCGGACTACATTGCCGCATGTGACACAGAGCAGGCCGCTATGCGGTTGTGCGTTAGATGGCACAGATCGTCTATGCCAAATGAGCAGATTGCTCAGGCGATAGGTTTAAAGCCAGACGTCCTTTCAAAAATGCTTAATTCCGATCATTACGAGAAAAACGGCAAAGCCACTAGAGCTATGGGCAGGACTTACGGCATACGCTTGCAAAACGAATGCGGTAATAACGCGCTCAAGCAGTGGGAATACATGTGTGAGAAAGGACTCCTGAATTGCCAAAGGTCATTAGAAACCCGGCTGCAAGAGCTTGAGGCCGAAAGAGCGGAATTGTTGGCGCAGAAAGTTTCATTCAAGTAGCTCCCTAGCATTGCCCACTTCGGTGGGCTTTTTTTCAAGGAGAAAGACATGAGAAGCACCGATTTATCCCTAACCCGCATTGTCTGCGGCGTGGTCATTGGTTTCGCTATCGTGCTGATTATTTTCGTATGACACCACACTTCACCACCACGCTAATCATCATTGCCTCAATCCTGATCTGGATTGCCTGGGGGATATTGTGAGCGCGTCTGCGACATTTTGGGCGTGGAGTCAGGACGTAAGATCAAGCCACAAACTTGTGTTGCTGGCACTGGCTAACTGCCATAACGATTCTACTGGGCAGTGTAATCCATCGGTCCAATACATTTCTGATCAAACCGGACTAAACCGAAAAACGGTGATGTCGAGCTTGTCCTCATTGGAAAAAACCGGGCTGATTATCCCAGTCAAAACCTTCGGATCGAGCAACAGTTACACCCTGCAAACCAGTACCAAAAACGGGACTACTACTGATGATAAAACCAGTACCGAAATTGGTACCAGTACCAAAAACGGGCCAGTACCAAAAACGGACATAACCAGTACCAAAAACGGTACTCGACCAGTACCAAAAACGGGACACGAATCTAAAAAGAAACTGAAAGAATCTTATAAATACAAAAACACGACGATCAAATTAACCGATGAAGATTTCGCCAGGATGCAATCAACATACTCAAAACTGGATTTGGTTTCAGAGCTTGATCAGCTCGACCTTGAGCTTACTGGTCAACCCAAATGGTTTATGACCATGCATGCAAAACTAAATTATCGAAACAAAATGGCGGGAGGCAAACATGCAGCCAATCAGCAACCTGATAAACCAAGATCACCCATCGAGCGATTCAACGCAAGACGGAAGGCCGAGCCTCAAGGTGATGGAAACACTGTGGGCCAGGATGTTGGAAGTTTACGGGCACAAGTGGGAAACGAATTACGGGCCGGAACCCACGGAAGGTTGGTACAGATCGTTGACGGGGATTACACCCAAGATGATCGCTGATGGTCTTAATCGCATGTATGAGAAGGGCGACGATTGGCCTCCATCTGCCATTGCCTTTGCCAAGTTATGCCGACCGAATACCGATGAAATGACTGGGACATGGGGCACTGGCGCACACAAGCTGTTTAAGCGCGAAGCACTGCCAGACAAGAGCGCACAGGAGCGGGCCAAAAAGGTTGGCGCTAGTGAACTAGAGAACATGAAGGGGATGTTTTCGTGAACCAGGCACTTAGGACTTCGGACTTCAACATTGATGGCACTCAGTCTGTACCGCTGCGGTGGCATGAGTCAGACCTTGGCCCATGTCATGGCTGTGAATACTGGAGCAAGTGCAAGGCCGGGAAACTGGCTTGTGAGGCGTTTCTATTTTTCGTATCAGAACCTGATAAGCCAAAGATCAAACCCGGTGAATATCGCACAAAAGCCAAAACACCGAGCCGGTATTACTTCAACGAAGTTTTCCCAATGGACACAGCCCCGGTCAACCCTTTGCCTTCGGTAACAAGGGCGCAAGTGATTGAGGCTATCGCTGCGAACGCTGTTGCAGACTGGTCTTGCACCAAGGGTAAGAATTTTCAATCCAGACCCAGTTGGGAAGCCCAGCAACGGAGAATTATGGAGACACTACGCCAATGTCTAAACGATCTGCAAGGCTCGAACGATGGAAACTAAAGGGCGGGATTCCGAAAGTGCTGGAGCTTGTCCAGTGGAAGCCGGGGCTGATGCTGATGCTGCCAGTAGCGGTAGCCCAAGCGATAGACCCGGCCTTTGCGAAACAGGCGCAGGAGATAGCAGACGCGGCGATTTACGCAATGCTTTCGAGCGATGGGCAGAGGGGTTGATGGATGATTGAGCTACTACACATGGACTGCATGGAATACATGGCAACCCTTGAGGACAACGCTTTCGATCTGGCTATTGTCGATCCGCCTTATGGGATTGATTGGTGCAAACAGGTAGAAAACGTCAACACTGGGAAAAACTGGGTGCAATATGACCGTAAAGATTGGGATTCTTCTGCACCTAATGGGGATTATTTTTTTGAGATATATCGAGTTAGCAAAAACCAGATAATTTGGGGCGCTAATTATTTTGAAGGAATGCACCCCAGCCCTTGCTGGGTTATATGGGACAAAATGCAAGAGTTCAGTGGGGCCACTTTTGAGATGGCATGGACAAGTTTTAAAAGTCCGGCAAAGGCTTTCAGGATGGCAAGATGCCAAGCATACGTTGGTATATCAAAAATCCACCCCACTCAAAAGCCGGTCAAGCTATACGAATGGCTGCTTAAAAACTACGCCAAAGAAGGCGACCGCATACTCGACACCCATCTTGGTTCTGGTTCATCTGCCATAGCAGCACATTACGCTGGCTTTGACTTTGTTGGCTGCGAACTGGACGAGGATTACTACAGGGCGGCTTGTGATCGTTTCGACCGTGAGACAGCACAGGCGGCATTTGCACTATGAACGGAGAGGGGTTGATGGATGATTAAGAAATGGGTTCTTTATGTATTGGTTTTTTGTGCGGTGCTCTTTGTTTTCTGGTGTGGTGTTGTTGATTTTGACAGAAGGGATTGGGGTCTTAGTTTCTCGATGGTTTGTGCCATATACGCTGCGCTCTTGGCTTATGTGTTCTTTGAAGAATGAACGGCGATTTCTGGATTATCAAGACAGACACACAGAAAGCTAACGCTGCGGCTGCTGTATCTCTCTGCCCGGTATCAGAAGACAAGCCATACAGCGTACAGATCAAGCCATACACGGAGAAGCGAAGGGATGCTCAGAACCGCCTGTTCCATCTGTGGTGCGGTGAGATTTCTAAGCAGGGCGGGGAATACACGCCAATCGAGATTAAGGCGCGGGCAAAAAACCAGTGGGGCGTTCCAATCCTATCTGGAGAAGATGAAATGTTCTGTGCGCTGTGGGGGACGCTGAAAGAGCGTTATTCCTATGAAGAATTATTAAAGATGCTGGAAGAAGCGGTGCGGGTTACGAGTTTGTTCAACGTCGAGCAAATGAGCCGGTTCTTAACCGATATGCAAAGAGGATCAAGCAGTAAATTCCGGCTAACCGATCCATCAATGTGTGGGCTTTAAGGAAACGGCTATGGGTGCAGTAAAGATCAAGGCAGCAGATCAATACTTTTCTAGGTGCGTTAGAGAAAGGGCGAGTTGGTGCTGTGAAAGGTGCGGCGCACAACACCAGGAAAAGAGCATGGGATTGCATTGCTCTCATTACCACGGCAGGGGCAGGTGGGGCGTAAGGTTTGATCCTGATAACTGTGAAGCACTTTGCTATGGATGCCATAGCTATGTTGGCTCACACCCATACGAACATGAGAAACGTATCAAGGAAAAACATGGATCTGGGTTATATGAAATTCTGTTACAGAAAGCTAACGACACCAGCCTGGGGCGTATTGCCAAGCGGAGCGAGTCCGAAATCAGAAAGCATTACAGGTTAGAACTGGAGCGCATGAAAGAGCAAAGAGCGGTCGGGGTAACTGGTCGAATTGAGTTTGATAACTGGTGTTGAATATGACGATCAAAAACCTGGCTGAGTACGCAACCACCGAAAGGCAGCGAGAGATTGCCGAGGTATACCAGCGAGAAGGTTCTGAGAGGAAGGCTGGCGCGGTGCTGGGGATCAATAAGACGGCAGTGAATGCGGTCATCAACAAGTTAAAGAGCAGGGCGGCATTGAAGGGCGATTCTCCAGAACACGGGCTAACACATCCCGCTGCCCCAGGATTCGCCACAAAGCGAGTTTCCACGGCATACGGTGACGATGGGGCTGTAAAGTTACAGTGGCACATTCAAGAGCCTGAAAAAGTCGCCCTTGAGGAAATACAGAAAGGGCTGGCAGATGCCTTTAGTCAGGAGCTGTCCGGCCTACATAAAGCGATCAAAGCACCGAAATCAACAGACCGGGATTTAATGTCCTGTTACCTGATCGGGGATCACCATTTTGGCATGTATGCGTGGAGTCCAGAGACGGGCGGGGATGATTACGATACGGACATATCAACAGAGCTTTTGGTATCCACTACGCAAAATCTTATAGACCGATCACCCAACAGCGAAACCGGAGTATTGATAAACGTGGGGGACTTTCTACACGCAAACGATACCACCAGCCAGACACCCACCAGCAAGGCGCAATTAGATACTGATGGTCGGATGGGGCGGGTTGGGAATCTCGCTGGACTGCTGTTGAGATCATTGATTATCAGCATGTTAAACAAGCACAAGAAAGTGGTGGTGATTAACGCCAGGGGGAACCATGACCCTGATGCCTCGATGTGGCTGAACGAAATCGTCAAAGCGTATTTCCACTCAGATCCACGGGTTGAGGTTAAAGACAACTATGCAAAATTCGTTTGGTTCGACTTCGGTCAAAACTTGGTGGTGGTTCATCACGGCGACAAGATCAAGCGCAGCCAGATGTATGAAGCGGTGACACGGAACCTGTCTGAGCAGTGGGGAAGGTGCAAGCACAGATTCGGATGGACGGGCCATATTCACCACAAGGATTCTGAGGAAGTGGGCGGGATGATGTTCGAGTCGTGGAATGTGCTGGCCCCGCCGGATGCTTGGCATGCCGGTAGTGGATACGGGGCAGAGCGATCCATGACGTGTGTGGTTTTGCACAAAGAGCGTGGTGAGGAAATCAGATACAAGGTGAAGATATGAGCGCCCACGTTGCTGAATACTGGCTGTTTCTGTCAATGGTCGCAGAGAGACACGGCAGGCCAATGGCTCAATGGTTCTATCACGCGCAGTATGAATTGGAGAAAACCCCATGATCAAGACACTGCTGGATAAGCTGTACGCGCACAAACTGGATGACGAAAAGGTAGCCGTCCTGAATATCCTGATGACCAACATAACGGATTTGCAGATGCAGGCGCTATACGAGATTGATTCCGAAGTGGGTGAGCTTTTGGAAGAAATGGAAGAACCGCCGACGGAGGAAGAATTAGCGGCAAAGTTTCCATCAATGTGCGAAGGGTGTGAGGAATAGAATGACAGACACCTTCGACATGCCCATCAAGACAGGCCCACAACTGTGGCACCATGTCACCTATTCGCCATTGAAAAAGTTTGAGGGCCAATACTATGACTCGAACGGTACACGGATTGATATTAAATACGAGAAAGGGGCAATGGCTGCGATCAATACCCTCAGTGATACGCTGAGAGTGTGGGGAAGTTACTGCTGGTCGGCAACGGTGGAAGAATCACCAGAGCTTCGGTTGAAGTGTGAGGCCATGTTGTTACCAATAATCCGCATGACGATAGGTTTGGAATCTAGGCCGGATTGGTGGCTTAGATCGGCTGACAAGCTGGCTGTCTATGCTATGAGGGAGGTGCGATACGAAAGGCCACCAGATGGCGATAATAGCCGCCTCTCGCTGTACGACAACTCGCAGCTATCTGTCAGGGCAGGGTATACACCGGGGCACTTTGAGCGGGATTGTGGGAGCCAGTGGCGGTATCTGAAACTTCTATTGGACGGATGGTGCGATCAGGCAGCTCAGCCACTGGAAGATTGGGCGCGGGAAAAGAGAAGGGCGGCATAACCCGGAGGTAACGAGCGATGAAGAAAACCAGAACTAGTGTGCGGCGAGCGGAGCGAGTCCACACCACTGCTTTGTTATGTGGGAATTACAGGGAAATTTTATGAGCTACACACTAGACGAAAACGGAACGGCACTAACCGAAACCAGAGACGGGGTAACTATGCCAGTTGATTGCAGCTTTAAAAAAGTAAACGACTTTATACATGGCAGCGGCGTGCATTTTGAAGAGTTGCAGGCTCTCTGTTTGGGTTTGGCCGCAAAAAACGACAGGCTTAGAAAAACATTGCGAGATATTAGGCAGCACCAAGAAATGATTGGTGGGAGTTTGACGAAAATGGGTGCAACTTGGCACATGGCCAATGATGCACTGGCTGA